AATGCACGGTTACGAAATAATAGACATTATAGAGCCGTCCCTAGAGCGCTCACGCGCTGCAGACGGGCCTAACCTGAGTATGTCACCTATTTACCTACGGGACCTTTCAAACGCCGGCCAGCTGCTTATTAACGTGTCTGAGGACATGAAGGAAAAGGCAGAGGCCGAAGGGCTAGACATTATTGTTGGGCAGTGGGTTAACACTGCTTACGTAGAGTAAGGGGGCTGCTATGTTAAGAGGAAAGAAAGCTAAAAAGGTATTGACCAAGAAACAGCAAAAACACTTAACCGAAATGGGCATTAACTCTATGTATCAATTTGAAATGAGCCGCGAACACCAAGCAATACAAAAGAGAGAAAACCCGGGCAGTAATTGGGGCCGCTGCTTTGAGTGTGACGAAATAGCGCGCCGGCTGGGGGTGAGTTAATGGACCTTGTAAATATCGTATTTTTGGGTAATAACGTTAAGGTAACTTTTGACAGTGCCGGTAAAGACACTGAGGCAAGCCAGCACGCCGTTATTGGCGCGCTGCAGCCCGGGGCCGGCTTAATACTGCCAAAGGACGGGGAAAAGTTTAAAGAGCTTTACAAATGGTGTAAGGCTAACTGTGACTTTAAAAATGACCTGAAGAAACAAGAGGTAAGCTTTTTATTTAGGAGTATTTAAAAGCATGAAACACAAAGAGAAAAAGAAACAGCTGCGAAAACTTAACGACAGGGCAAAGGACTGCGCCAATACAGCGCGCAAGCTCTGGCTAGACGAAGGCACTAAAGACCCGGAACAGATAAAGCTTTTAGACGAAGCGCACAGCGCCTTTATAGAGGCGTCTAATAAGCTCACTGCTGCAATGGACTGTACAGTAAAAATATAGCTGAAAGAGGGCCGGCGGTATATTCTTCTAATATCCATTTTTCCCTTTACTACCACCAAGCCGCCGCCCTCTCTGCCCGGGGTGTTTCCCGGGTACTGATGAGGCAGACACCTTACTTGGCCATTTTATTTAGGAGTTATTATATATGGCTAAAAAAACTGTGCCGGCACGTAAACCGGTAAAGAAAAAACCGGCAAAGAAAAAACCGGTAGAGCTAAAGGGTGATAATGAGCCGCGTAGTACATTATTTCCCGGTATGAAAATACCAAAAGATATAGAGCGGAAAGCCCGGGACATGAAAAAGGCAGAGCTTGAACGCAAACGCGCCGGCGCAATTGAAAAGGAATTGCGCGCAGAGCTTTGCGTGCTTATGTCAGCCAAAAAATGTAAGGCTTTCCAGATTGAAGTTGACGGCGTGGACATAGAGTTTAACCTTGAAGAGCTGGCAAAAGTTACCAGTAAAAAAGTCAGTGACGAAGACTAACCACGCACAGCGTGCCGGCGTTTTAAACTGCGCCCCCGGGGACGTAGCTAAAGCGCCGGCGCACACTTTTTTATTAACATTTTTCAAAAAGGGCAGAGTATGGGAAAACAGAAACTATTAACTAATTCAAGTATGACCTGTGCCAAGACGTGCTTACGCATGTACTGGCTGAAGTATGTAAAGGGCCTGTACAAGCAGCGGGAAGATACGCCGCTTTTTGTGGGGTCCATGTTTCATGTAGGTATGGAAAACGGTAAAGTACCTGACTTTCAGGACCCGCCCAGCTACATAACAGAAGAGGACGAAACATATAAATACAATTGCATGCAAGCGCTGGCCCGGGGTATGGTTAAAGCATACCTAGAGTACTGGGCAGATGACACTACAGAAATTGTAGAGACTGAGCAAGAATTTTACCAGCCAATTTTCAACCCGGAAACAAACGGCATAACGCCTAACTTTAAAGTGGCTGGGAAAATTGACAAAATTGTTAAGCTGCCTAAGCGTAAAAATGCGCTTGCACTTATGGAACATAAAACCACGTCAGACGATATAACCCCGGGTAGCGCGTATTGGCGCAAGCTGCTTATGGACCAGCAGATAAGCCTTTACTTTATGGCTGCCCAGTCTGCCGGCTATGACGTAAAATATATACTCTATGACGTAACACGCCGCCCGGACTTAAAGCCTAAAATGCTTGCAGTGCTGGACAAAGACGGTAAAAAAATTGTAAATGACGAAAACGGAAACAGGGTATATAACAAAGACGGGAAAAAGCCCCGGCAGACCGGCGGCGAAGGGCTGACCATGGTAAAGGAACCGGAAACAGTGGCCGCTTACGAAAAGCGCGTATATACTGACATGATGGAACGCCCGGAGTATTACTTTTGCCGGCAAGACATACCCCGGCTTGCAAGTGACTTTACAGAGTTTCAGTACGAACTATGGCAGCAGCAAAAAATGCTGCAAGAGTGCCACAAAAACGGGTACTTTTTCAAAAATACAGGGGCTTGCTTTAAATGGAATAAGCCTTGCGAATATTTCGACATTTGTACAGAGGGCGGACTTGACGAAAGCAGCGAGTTTGCCCCTATTGGTTTTGAATTTAAAAAGCCACACGTAGAGCTTAACGGGAAAGGGGGGAAGAAATAATACGTAAGCTGTATGTTTTTATTACTTTAATTTAGGAGTTTATAAGATGACCCCAAAAGGAAAAACAGCCCCGCCCCCGAAAAAGAACGGAAAGGCGGCCCCGCCCAAAAAGAAACAGGCGGTTAAAAATTTGTTTCAGGACCCGGAAGAGTTTTTTTTACCCCCCAAAGTTATTGTAGTTGCTGTAGAGGGCTGGGGTAAAACGTCTATGGGCGCGTATGTACAGGACCACAAAGAATTTAATAACGTGGCCTTTCTTATGCCTCAGACTGAAACGGGTTATAAGACCCTTTACGGTATGGGACGCGTGCCAAAGGTTAAAAACCTTGTAACGCACACGTGGAAAGAGACGCTAGAGGCTTTGGATTCTCTGGGGGATTTTGACGCGCTTATACTTGATGAATTAAGCGGCTTTGAGGCGCAACTTTTTGAGAGTGTATGTAAGTCCGAATATAGCGGAAACTGGAATAAGTTCAATAGCTATGGCCGGGGCGTTAAAATTGCAATACCAGAGTGGCGCAAATTCCTTGCGCAGCTTGAAGCGTTGGAAATTTTTATACTTGCTTTTTCCCATTGCGCAATTACTACTTTTAAAGACCCTATGAATGATGACCATGACAGGTATGTAGCTGCGCTTAATTCCAATATATGGGGGGCGGCAAGGCGCTGGGGTGACGCTTGCCTATTCGGTACCTTTGACTCTATTGTAGATGACGAAGGCAAAGGAATAGGCGGCACGGAGCGCATGCTTTACACTGAACACCGGGACACGCACGATGCTAAAAACCGCTTTGGCATGGTAGACGAAATAAGTATGCCAGATGACCCCGCCCAAATGTTTACCACTCTTTGGGACGCAATAACGAACCCGGGCAGCGTGGAGCCTGAGGACGAAGACGCCGAAGAGGAAACAGAATAATTTTTTTACTTTATTTATAGGAGTTATAAACATGATAGACGAAGGCCGCTACACTGCCCACTTGGTAAGCGTAACCTTTGGGAAATCCAAAGGAACCGGCACCCCATGTATAGCCAGTGAATGGGCTATAGAGGGTGAAGACACTAACCGGACTGTATACACTTACCTTTCTAAAAAGGCAAAGAAAAACAGTTACAAAAAACTTAAAGCAATGGGCTTTAATGGTGACTATGCAGACCCGGACTTTACCGTAACAACTACGGAGCTGTTATGTACTCACGAAGAGTACACGAATAAAGAAACAGACGAAACAGAAGACCGGGAGCGCTGGGAGTTTGCTAACTGGGGTAGCCCCGGTATAGAAGACGCAGACGCCAAAACCATTAAGCAGCTTAACGCAGAGTGGAAACGCGAAAGCGGGGAAAAGTCCAGCAGTGCTGCAGCTGCAGCCCCCAGCAAACCAAAGCCGGCGAAAAAGAAAGCAGCCGGTAAGTCTAAGTCTGAGCCTGAGCCTGAAGAGGTAGAGCCGGAAATACCGGAGCCAGAGGACGAAGACATAGACGAAACAGAGCCGGCCGAAAGTGAAGGGGAAGACAAAGACCCTTATACTTTGGCTTGGGAAGCTTTCGTAGAAAAATGCGCAACGGACAAAGCCCTTAACGGACTTGAAAACGGCAAGCGTGCTGTAGCCCTCAAAGAGTGGGCCGCACTGTTAGAGCGCGCCGTGCCTGACAAAGACGAAGAGGACTTTAATAACGAAGACTGGGAAGAGGTTAGAAGTACCGCGGGGGTACCTTTCTAGTGAGCATTTACACACCCCCGCCACTAATGCGCAATTACCAGAGGAAAGCCGTGCGGCTGCTTAGTAAGTGCTTGGCCGATAAACCGCTATTAGTCAGCCCTACGGGGTCTGGCAAAACGGTTATGCTAACTAAGCTTTGCCGCCGGCTTTCTATGCGTGTGTTATGGACCGCACACCGCCGGGAATTGATTACGCAAGCGGGGGACCACTTGGAAAGTATAGGCTTTTCAAATTATAAAGTAACGTCAGTGCAAAAACAAGCACGCCGGCCCATAGACGAAGACATAGACTTAATTGTTATTGACGAAGCACACCACGCAATACGTGATAGTCAATATCAGAAACTTTTTGACTCTGGCTTACCAGTCTTAGGGGCTACGGCTACACCCCTTAGGCTGGACGGCCGGGGACTTGGTGACATGTTCGGCCGGTTAGTGGTAGCTGCCACGCCGGCAGAGCTTGTTAAAGACGGCTATATACAAGAGCCGGTTATTTATTCGCATGCTTGCCCGGACATGACAGGGGCAAAGAAAATAGGCGGGGACTGGTCTAAAAAGGAAGTAGGCCAGCGCTCAAATAAAAGGAAATTACGCGCAGATATTGTGCAAACTTGGATAGAAAGGGCCTACGGCCTTAAAACTATTTGCTTTGCGGCCACTATAGAACACTCTAAAGCCATTGTACGCGATTTTAAGGCCGCCGGCATATCAGCTGAACACTTAGACGGAAAGACCCCCAAAGCTGAGAGAGACGCTATTTTAGACCGCCTGAGGGCCGGAATTACCCTAGTAGTCTCAAACGTGGGAATAGTTACAGAAGGTTTTGACGTCCCGGCGCTTGACTGCGCTATAATGGCCCGGGCTACAGCCTCTTTGGGCCTCTGGCTGCAAATGTGCGGCCGTATAATGCGCCCTGAGGGCTACGCCCTTATATTGGACCACGCCGGCAATGCACTGCGGCACGGCAGCCCTACGCGTCCCATAGAGTACAGTCTTACAGAAGGGGCTAAGCGTCCCAGTGAAGCGCTGGGCCTGAAGACGTGCCCGGACTGCCTCTTACTTGTTAAAAGCGGCTGCAGAGTTTGCCCGGACTGTGGCAAAGACCTTAGCCCAGTGGCCCGGGCGCTTGCTGCAGTACAGGCCGGCCAGCTGGTCCCGTTCAGTGACCGGCAAGCAGTCTGGAAACAGGTAAAGCGGGACCGCGCAAAGTATAAGGCTATTTTCGGGGAAGCGCCCGTAGTAATAGACACTATACTTATAGACCCTAACGAAGAAAACAAGCGCAAGATTTACGCGCATTATGTTAAAATAGCTTGGGACAAAGGCTATAAAATGGGCTGGGCACGCGTCCAGTATAAAAGAATCTATGGCCACTTCCCGGGCAGTGCTTTAGACTCAGAAGTAACTAAACTACTTAACAAGGAATTTAAAATATAATGGACGGCGATATAGTCAAAAGCTGCCCAAACTGCAGCAAGCCAGCAGTAGGCCACGTTATACAAAATGACGTTGCTACTTGGCATTGTGGACACTGTAACAGCGGCCAATATGTAGTACAGTGCCCCCAGTGTGGCCTATGGTTAGTGCAAGGCTATAAAGACGGCAAGCCGCCAATAGTAGAGTGCTTAACTTGTGAAACTTTTATAAGTCTATAATTTTTGAAAGGTTTTTATTATGGCAATGAACAAAGCTAAAGGCAATATGTACCCGTTTGTTACTCACACTTGGAACCCCATACGGGGACGCTGTAAACATGACTGCGAATACTGCTATATAAAACGGTCCGGGGCTATGGGCTGGACGCATGACACTAAACTTATAGACAAAGAGATAAGCCGTAAGGGCGGTACCCAGCTGGGGGAACATAATTTTATATTTATAGGGTCCAGTACAGATATGTGGGGGAAGTGGGTACAGGACCGTATTATATTTGACGTGCTGGACTACTGCGGCCGCTTTCGTTATAATAAATATTTATTCCAGAGTAAAAACCCGGGACGCTTTAAAGACTTTGCGTTAATGTTTCCTGACAAAGCAAATACTTACCTTTGTACTACAGTGGAAACTAACAGGGAAAAACTTACCCGCGAAATCTGCAGCGCCCCGGACCCCGTTAACCGCGTTAATGATATGGCCATACTTAAAAACCATGGCTTTAAAATTACGCTGACTATTGAGCCTATTATGGACTTTGACCTTGAAGACATGTTAACTTATATAGAAATACTGCAGCCGGAGTGGGTAAGTATAGGCGCTGACAGTAAAGGCAGTGACCTTGTAGAGCCTGACGGTGCCAAGTGCCGGGAGCTGGTAGACATACTGCAGAAAATGAAAATAGAGTTAAAACTTAAAGACAATTTTAAACGTATACTTTTTAATAAAGGGGCCAAGAAATGAAACGTAAGAGAAATAAAAAGCACGCAGACGTACTGAAGAGGCCGCCGGCTATTTGTCTTAAATGCGGACCAGCTGACAAAATGGACATTACCCCTAAGGCTTGCGAAAAGTGCGGGTACCGTGCTGCAGCAGACCCGGAGTTAGCAAAGACAGTAGCGGCAGACATTGCAAACACTGAGCGCGCAGCTGCGCTTACGTGGGAAGTGGCCGGCCGTAACCTAGATGATATACAGGAGCAGTGCCCCTTTGAAACTTTCGGTAAGCCGCCAAGCCCGGGCTGGGTATGCAAAAGCTTTCCATGTGAAATAGAAGTAGAGCGCCGGGGTGAAGACATACACCCGCACTGGCGCTGCTGGGCTGCTTGGCTTGGTAATGAAATGGTACAGGGCGGCTACTCTGCTATGATGCTTGAAGCGCGCCGGATAACTATGGAAAAGAAAAAACAGGAGGCGCAAGACAATGACAACGGAAAAGAAAATACAGAATAATATTTTACGCGAATTTGGCACGCGGCCTGAGTTTAGACTTTGGCGCCAAAACGTAGGCAAAGCCGTACCGCTTTCTTTTTTGCACTTGGTCCGGGCTGAGCTTTTAAAGGGTAATTTTTCCAAGGCCCTTAACTTAATTGAAAGTCCGCCGGTTATATCTTTTGGTATGAAGGGGCAAGCGGACCTTTCAGGTATTTACAGTGACGGGCGCCGGCTAGAAATTGAGGTTAAGGCCCCGGGCGGTAAGCCCTCAAAAGAGCAAGTAACTTTTGGCCGTATAATAAAGCGCTTTGGCGGTATACATATATTGGCAAAGTCCGTAGAAGACGTAGCGGAGGGCTTAGCTAATGAGTAAACAAATAAGGGTAGAGAGTGTAAGAGAAGGCCACGGCCTAGGCTGGTCATACGTCCCGCTCAGAGGTAAAAAGCCTTTTAGTAAAAAATGGCAAAAGCGTGACCGGGAAGACTTAGACCAAGCCGTAAAATGGGCAGAAAAAGGAAATATAGGAATACGTACCGGCAAAAACTCCGGGGGCCTTGTAGTGGTTGACGTGGACCCGGGCGCGGACGTGTCCAGCTTTGACTTGCCAGACACGGTAACGGTTAAAACAGGCCGGGGCGGCTTTCACATGTATTTTGAATATGAAGGCGAAATAAAAAACAGTGCCGGCAAAATGGGTAAGCATATAGACGTAAGGGCAGACGGCGGCCAAGTAGTAGCCGTAGGCTCTATACACCCGGACACTAATAAAATGTACCGTTATGTTTCCGGGCTTTCCCCGGCTGAGGTAGAGCTAGCGCCGCTGCCTAAGTGGGTTATAAAACGCTTACAAAGCAAACGTAAACCCGCTAAGCCAAAAAAGCGCAAGCGCCCAGCTGGGGACCCGGACGCGCAAGCTTATGCCCGGGCAGCTCTTGACGCTGAAGTAGAGGCAATAGAAAGCGCCGGCAAGGGACAGCGTAACGACACGCTAAACCGTGCAGCCTTTTCTATTGGCACGCTTGTAGGGTCCGGGGCTATTGACGAACGCATAGCAAGCGTAACGCTGGAAACTGCAGCGGATAACTGCGGACTTATTCAAGAGGACGGGCTAGCTGCAGTACGTGCCACTATAGCAAGCGGTATGGAAAGCGGAAAGCTTGAACCCCGGGACATACCTAACCGGGAAAGGGCCAGCTTGCCTGTATTTGATGACGAAGAGCCAGACGAACCAGAGGCGGAAAATAATAAAACTTCAGAGCGGGGCGGGTCCCCGGGTAAAGCAGCGGCTTGCCCTCCGCCGAAAAAGACCCGGAAAAAAGAGGAAACGCCCCGCGCTGAAGTCCTGAGGGAGCAGCCGGCAGTTATGCTGCCCGGGACTCACTTAACCCGCAAAGGTTACAGAGAGGTAGGTAATGACCGCTTTGCGCAGTCAGTATTAAAGTCTATTCCAAAGGGCGTTATATATGACCGGGGCGGGGTACCTGTGGAGGTAGTGGGCAGCCCCGGGCACCAAAAATTACAGATACTTACCCCGGACCGTATGCGCCTTATTATGGACCAGAATATAAGACTTATACAATGGGCACGGAAAAACAAAAGCATACAGCAGCTTTACCGTAACGCAACGCGTGACCACGCTAAGCTTGCCATTGCTGCTGTAACGGACTGCAAGGAAATACGCAAGCTTAATATGTTTACTAATTACCCAGTGTATAACTCAGACTGGGAATTAGCAAAGCCCGGGTACCACGAAGGTATGTACTATGACGAACCGCCGGAGCTTGCCGGCATAGAGCCGCGCTATAACAGCTGGGCCATTATGGAAGACCTGTTAACAGACTTTCCTTTTACAGACGAAGCAGACAAGGAAAACTTTATAAGTCTGCTGCTGACCCCGCTTATACGTCCGGCCGTGCTTGGTAACGTCCCGCTGTTTCTCATTAAGTCCAGTTTGCCCCGGACCGGTAAAACCAAACTTGCAGAGCAAGTGCTTGGGGGTATTTACCTAGGCGAAGAGACGCCGGCAATGCAGTGGAGTACAAACGAAGACGAAAGGGACAAGCGCATATTAAGTGTGCTTAAACAGGGTGACACGCTGTTACATGTAGACAATATTAACTATTACATGGACAGCCCAGCACTTGCCAGCCTTGTAACGTCAAAGTACTACAGCGGCCGCTTGCTTGGTCAGTCTCAAATGTTACGGCTTGAAAACACGCTAACCATTGTAGCCACGGCTAATAACCCCCGGGCTACAGGTGAAATAGTTAAGCGTACAGTGCCAATAACGCTGCAGCCTGAGACAGAGACGCCGGAGCTAAGGGACAATTTTAAGCACCCGCATTTATTTAAGTACGTACTCAAACGCCGGCAGCGTGTATGGTGCTGGCTGCTGGGTATGGTAGAAAATTACAAGGCGGCTGGCTTTCCAGCTACTAAAGTAAAAATGGGCGGCTTTGAGGGCTGGGCTGCAGCAATGAGCGGCATAATGCACACCGGTAATGCTGTTAAGTGGTTTAGTAATTGGCGTGAGTGGATAGCTGAAGCGGACCCGGAGGGGGAAGACTTGCGCGAGTTTGTAAATGCTTGGTGGAGCCTGAAAGCAGACACGGTATGTTATGCCCGGGAGCTTCACGAAATAGCTAAAGACGGTGATTTATTCGGTATGATTTTAAGCCGGTCCCGGTCTGAACAGGGACAGCTTACCGCTTTTTCTCAGGGCGTACTTGTTAAGTATCTTAACGCGCCTGTAGATGATTTTATAATACGAAGAGGACCAAAAAGAACTTACTATTTACAATGTTTAAAGAAAGGTTAAGTTATGATTATTTGTCCGAAACACAAAGAAGAGTACAAAACTGTTATGGTGCAGACGCTTGCTTTTAAAGAGGCTGAAGCTTGGTGCCCTTTCTGCGGTCACACTGCAGCAATGCCGCTGGGGGAATATGACACGGAGGAAGACACGCCCCAGCTGCAAGAAATGTTTATAAGGTATAAGCATTACGCGCAGCAGTACCTTTACGCTATGAGTACAAAAAATGGGTACAAGGTAGAACACGAAGGCGAAAAAATAGCGCCTGAGGATTTACCCGAAGAGGAAAAAGAGCGCATAGAAAAACTTATAGAAAGCTGGGAGTATGGCAAGCGCGTGGAAGAGATAAAGCAAGGGGAAGTATACGGCATGCCCTACACACCGCCTGAGCCGGTTATATGTTACGGCTGCGGTAAGAATATGACAAATAAAATGGGCAGCAGTTACGTTGGCTTTATGTTTGGCCTGACCATAGACCATGAAACAGTAACCCCGGAGGCTTTGGAATTTACAAAGCTGCAGTGGGGTAAATACTATGAGGACGCGTGCGAAAGAAAATTACAATTTTGCTTTGAGTGTTATGTAACGGCCATTATGAATTTGGCCAAGGAATAGGAAAGGGGCAGAGTATGGACAAGCACGAATTATTAAAAATATCAAGTCAGGGGGTAGCTGCAATAACAGAACTGCAGCAAATAATAGAGACTCAGGACGGACGCATAAAGGATAAGGACCGGTATATAAGCACACTTGTAATAGACCTTGAAGACGGTAAGAATAAAGGCCGGGACTTAATTAGAAGAGTAAAGAGCCTACGCAAAGAGCTTAATGTAACTGAAACGGAAATAAACCAGCTACGCGGCAAGCTGGACCGCGCAGAGAAAGAGCGGCAGAAGTGGCAGAGCCGTTACGACAGGCTAAGCAATCTTACCCATATACACGTTGGCAATGAAGACGAACACCCCGCAGACGTGCCCGGGGACGCACTGGCCTTTAACCCGGACTATGTAAGCCACCCCGTAGAGACATTAAAGGAAATGACTAATAATTATGATTTTCAGGGCGTGGCTGAATTGAATATAGATTTTCTTTTTAAACACTTAAAGCTAACTGTAAAACACCTTTCAGAGTTTACAGGTAAAAAACGGTCTTTTTGGCGTAATAGAATTTGCGATTACCTTAAACGGAAAAGGGGGTAAGCAATGGCTAATATAAAAATGAATTTACAAGAGCCGTTAATTGGCGGCGGACAATCCATTACTATTGACGGTGTTGACATGGCAGCCACCGGCATTACTGAAATACAGGTAAGGGCTGCAGTTGATGAAACAATAAAAACCGTTATAGAGTTTGATTTCAGGGGGCATGAAATAGAGTTAACCGGTGCCGGTATACAGGTTGACGGTATGAAAGAGTATTTGCACGGTGAAGACATAGACGAATTAGTAGTAGAAAACGGCACGCGGTATATAAACAAAATAGACGCAGAAATAGAACTGCCCAAAATTATCAAAGGTGCACTTAACGAAGCTGCAGAGAGGGGGCAGCTGCCATGGTAGAATATACACACGCTAAAATTACTTGGCCGGAGTTAGAGAGTATATGCGGTTACGTGGACGTTAACTTAAACGGTGAAGGCAGACGCTATAACGCTTGCGTTATACGTGACGAAAGCGTAAAACGTTGCTGCCGGCTGCAGTGCCCAGTATGGGCCAAGCTTACCAAGGTGTACAGCCATAAGCCAGAGCTAGAGGCCCCGCCGGCACCGCCTGAGACAGAAAGCTATTACAGTAAGTTTGGGCTGGTCCCAAATGCTGAGTTATGTAAGTGCCCGGGCTGCGGACATATTCAGGAAGCAGAAAAGCCGGCTTGTGAAAATTGCGGAAAGGGTAGATAATGAAACGCTTTTTACTGCTATGCCTGTACTGGGTAGTTTTCGTGCCGGCATTTATTATATTTTGTGCCCGGGACTTTCTGGCTTTCTGTTACGAAGAGCTATTAAGCCTGTGCAGTGACATTAAGGGAAAGGGGAAATAATGATAACTGACAGACAATTAGTAAAACAATTTTCACGCTGTACGGGTGTTTACTGCTGGGACTGTAAGCACTGCCAAATTGTAGATGATTACTGCAGTAATGACGGTGACGAGTGTTATAGAGAATTTCGTACACTGAATTGC